TTCCTGCGTTACGAGAACCAGAACTATAAACAGCGATTTCACCTGTGTCTCCACCATTAGAAGACTTTAGGTCATCTAAAGTAAACACATAAGAGAATTCTGTTCCAGCACCAACGGTGAAGCTGTTGGCAGAATTTGGAAGGGCTCTAACAATGTCAATGTAGCTGCTTTCAAAACGATTGTTTCCGTTTTGTGTGGTATCGATACCAAAGTAGGCATTCGTTGGATCTGCGATGTCGCCACCGGAAGCGCTAGCTCTCAAAGGCAATGCTGGATAGTCAACGGTTCCTGTAAAACGACCTTGTGTTGTAAGTCCACCCTCAACAAACCAGAATGGATTTAAAGCTCCGTGGAAAGCGGGATGTGCGATACCGGATGCACCTGTAACATAAGTGTCATTCGGAGTATCACTACCGGAGAGAATTGAGTGGGGCTCCGAGCCCGTGATCGCAGCGCCTTTACCCCAGTTCTTAAATCGGATAGGACCGAACGAACCGAATGGCAAGAGCCTTGCATCAGTAGCGGCTGCATGAACATCCTCATTCATCTCAAGGCGAATGATGGAGGATTGATTTACAAAGTTTCCATAAGTGCGATAACGGCGCTCTTGGTCATCCCAAACAATGTGCTGATCACCAATAACTCTTGCAATGTATTTAGGATGGTTAGGGTTCAAGTTTACAGAACTATATCTTTCTATTACAACGGGTGCATTGTCATTGTCTTTAACATCGCGGACCTCGACAGAGAAAGATCCATAAGGATCAATTTCGTTTGAAGATGCCTTAACATCTGTAATAGAAATTTTAACTCTTCTTTGTTGATCATCACCAGAGTCAAGCGTATGAAACTTAAACAACTTTGTCATAGAGTCGGCAACGAATCCAGTGGATACGGATTGAAGATCCTGGGAAATAATCCAAGGCGACTGTGCTGCTCTAAATCCAAAGCGGAAATTAGCCGCGTTGTTAGAGCCGCTATCTAAGCCAAGGATAACTGCATGAGATGCGCCTGTAACTTTATCGGCAACTTCTCTCTCGTAACTTGGTCCAAGCCAGTAAGTTTGTTTTTGTGCTGTTCTAGTAATTGCAGTATTAATAAGTGTTGGATTTGTATTAAACACTTTGCGAAGATACTTAGAGCTTGAGCGTGTAAAATCGAAAGCAGTTTCTTTAACAAGAGTTCCATCTTTATCTTTGATAAGAACTTTGTATTCAACCGTAGCTGCGCCAGCGACACCGGAAGAACTTAAGTCCTTGAATAAAACAGCGGAGCCAGTCGCAATTGTAGTGCTTGCTCGAACTGTACCTGAAAGCTCAATCGAGCCCTCGTCAAGATACCACTGAGCAGCAAGAACACCAGTAACAGGTGTAACAGCGGAGGCAGATGGAAAAAGGAAAAGTCCGTATGCACCACCATTGACTGCGGGATCTAAATCGTTAGATCCAGAAACCTGCCAGCCTGCTTCACCCGCGCCGCCGTCAGCAACTTGTGAACTCTGTCCACCAAGGAGGCGAATAACGGTTAAAGCATTACTATTACGCAAGTAAGCTTGTGCGGCATATGCAGCATAGGTAGGTGCAGTATAATTACCATTACGCCATACATCATCGCCAGAACCGCCGGGAATTGGATTACCAAAAACCTGTACAAACTCTGAAAAAGAGTTGACCTTAACGGGACGCATTCCTGGTCCTCGTGCTGTCCTACCAATGACTACTGGACCGACCTCATCTGGGAGGGCGGGTAATTGTGAATTGTCAATTTCATTGATGAAAATACCAGGTGAAATAAACTTAAAAGATTTAACTGACATTATGAAGTGTCTCCTTGTCGATCTTCAATATTTTGTGAATAAAAATATTCTGATTATCGTAAATAAATAGTTGAGAAAAACCTGAAAGTCCTAAATATAACTTTATGATCGATAAAAAGGAACATTGCCGCTGACATGAACATGTTCGGGTATATCTCCGAAAATTACATGCTCTCTTGGAATCTTAACCTCGACGGCATTTTCTCTGCGTACAATCTTTGGACGCTCTTCATTTTTGTCGGCTCCCATAATGTAACCGAGGACTCTAAAATTAATTTGAGTCTCGTATCCTCGGGCATCTTCAAGTAGCGAGGATGCGTTGTTATTTAGTGTGTAGTCGGAGTCAATAAATACTTCAAAACGATGATTATCCTTTTCTACAACTGTATAATTAATCGCACCAGTTCTTGTCATGAAAGGCGTGATAATTTCATTAATTTGCTGTTGATACTCTGCCATCACTGTTAAGGTATAGTTGACCTCAAGATAGACGGGGATTGGGACCGTGATTGTTTCATATACTACTTTATCATTCTTTCGTGGAAAGTTGTTCTGACCTGTTCCTGCCACATTATGCACTAATCTTTTTGAATCAGCGTTAGCAAAGTTGGCGGTTTTATCTTGTTTGATAGTTCTTGCAATTGTCATAGAGCCACCTTTGTTGTCACCAAGGTTCTGTGCGGCTGCGTAATAAGCGCCGCGCTCCGCTAAGTTCTTAGAGATACCAGTACGCTCTATACTCATAATTGGATAGATAAGCCAGCCGTTTACATCACGCAGTTCTCTGTTGTGCTTAATTTGAAAAGCTCGTTCGGCACCTGCCCAAATAAAAGGTACTTTTTTAAACCCTTTATTAGTTGTGCAGAAAATGTCAAGTTCATTATCAACAAATTCAAAGAGTGCTCGGTCAATTGTTTCAATTGTTGAGGGCTGAAGTTCTATTTCTTTTAACGGAGCAAGGTCTTGCTTTCTTGGGTTATCATTAGGTGGCATCGAATAGTCCCTCTCTTGAGTAATATGCTGTAGCTACGATCTCAAATGTATGTTCAATCTGTCCGAATAATTGTCTTGCCCATTCTGTGCTTACAATTTCATAATAATAATCGCCATACAAAACAAAGTCGCCTTCACGGACATAAAGGTCTTGATCTTCAATCAATCTTCTTTTGTGAAAATGTATCGTAATTGTATTTGATTTATCCATACCAGCAACTGTATCTGCTTTTGTTTGTGTGCTTTGGTAATCAACAAGAGCATATACACGAACTGGTGGTAAGAATGTTTTCTCTACTGCTTCACCATAAAGATCATTGTACTGGGTTATGGAATCGTCAATAGGATAATAAACAACTTGTTGCCCGATAACTCTCTCAATAAGTTCGTCATTGACTTGCTTAACAAGGTTGCGTTCTTTCTCGCCCAGGAATAAAGGGGGTGGGGGCTGATCGGGTTGTGACCACTTACTATCGTCTGACATTAGTTAGCCTTCCTTATCCAACAAACACGCCTGCTGGCACATTCTTATTTATTGTATTTACAGAATCAGCTATTGAGGCATCTTTTGCTGCTAGTGCTTGATATGTTAACTGGTCAAGTGTATCTTTAAGTTCCTCTCTAAGCGTTTGCTGGCGTTCTCTACCCTCGCTGATTAAAGCTGGACCATTTAGTGTGACAGATTCGCCAGGGATGGGCACGGAGGCAAATTTTGAACGTACTTGTCCCAAAGTTTCTTTACATAAGGCAAGAGCAAATCTACGAATCCATTGTTTACCAATTGAATTAATATTTTTATATGGAATATTAGAGAAAGGTATTGTATTCATATTATTAATACCCTCCACTCCGCTTACAGATCCAGAGCTTTCTGTCCAAGCGTCTTCACCAATTCTAAAATTAAACCAAAAATAGCTCGGACTATTACTGACTGGTGATGGAAAAATCCTCAACATATTATCTTTAAGCTCATAAGAATAATGAGAGTTCCTTGTATAGATGGCATCTTCAAACGCCATAGCTTGAGCTTTGTTCTGCCAAGTTGGAATTAATTGGAACGTTGAGTCATCAGCATACTGTCCATAATTGGCTAGATTTCCAACGGTATTAAGTCCTCCGTAATATCCAAAGAACCTCCACATAGCATGAGGAGTTTTATAAAATACCTTATCAATAATTATCTTTTTGCCATCAATTAAACCACTATATGGCACAGCATCATTAGTTGCAACATCGACATTATTAACACTGGCGCTATTTAAGATTGACTGTAGGTCATAGTCTGAAACGCTGGCAGTTGCCCTAAATGAAGCTGAATATATTCTTGTGTTTCCACCAAGTCCGGTTTGTGTTGAAAATCCTTCGGAAACTCTTTGTGAATATGAAAATGTAAACTTAGGATACTTTAGGGATACTTGGGTGCCACTTAAACTAGAAGAAAGTGCTCCGTCGAGTAATTCCCCATCGTGATTGAATGTCCCTGTAGTGCTACCTAAAAAGTCTGGTAACACATTCTTGGACTGGTGCAGATTAATAATATATGAATATTCTAATACTGCTTCCTCATATGCAGCATAGACACTGCCTGTGGTCAACTCAATATCTAATATATCTCCGCCAAGCTTCTGAAATGTATAAGCTACTTGATCTGATGCTCCCGACAAGAAGTCAGCGGAGGCAGTGTACACGCCAATTGGACATTTACTGGCAACAAAGCTTGTGGAACCTGTTGCTGGTAAGATAATAGCACTAACTGTGCTAACTGGTGTAAGAGTGGGTATTGCCATTAAATATAATTCTCCTCTCCTTAATTAGTTGACGACATAAAGAAAACCCCCGCCATTTTCATGACGAGGGAATTCTTTTAGACTACCGTTCGTTTAATCGTATTAAACGAGGTCAAGCACGATGACCAATCCATACATATCAGGACGAACCATCTTCTTGCCGTAGCGCGTCATGACTCCCTTGCGGGGCACGAAGTCTTCGGTTCCAAAGATAGTTGGAGTGACTTGCAGGGGCACATATGGTGCGTAGACGTATCCACTTTCCAAGAAGGAACCACCCTTGCGACCGACGAGAACGACGTTGCGAGGGAAGTAAGGATCGACGTAAACGTCCCACTTCTTGGAGAGAGCACCAGTCTTAACAGCACCAACGGTGCCGCGATCAGCGTCTGCGGTTACACTAGCACGGAATCCGGCAGTAAACTCAAGGACGTTAGCAACTTCAGGTCCAACGACGATGAAGTTAGCTCCGCCACGGAGTGTCTTGCGATGGATTTGCGCCGAGACATCGTTGATTGTCTCAACAAGAGTCTCATACCATTCGGAAACAGTTCCGGTGAAATCAGGTGTTGCTGTAGTAGCACCAACTTCTTGACCAGTGGTTCTGTTTAAGAATTTACCAGCGTGACGCGACCAGTAGTATTTACCGGCAGTAGCACCACGAACAAGATCGTTAAGGATTTCCTTATCAATCTCAAGCGCAATCTGCTCAGAAAGAATACTAGTAAGCTCAACTTCGGCGTCAAGGTTGTGATAGGCATTAAGATCCTGTCCCAACTCTGGCGTCCATTTAGCCTTGAGCTTTTTGGTCATTGCTGTAATGCTTACAGAATCAACCTTGATGTCAATCTCTGGGATGACACCGGAGGTTGCTCCGACAGCAGAACCCGCATTCTCACCACCCCAAAGGTCTGCACCAATAACGGAACCGATAACGCCTCCAGCTTCGAAATTATCAGTGAGTGGGAACTCAAGCTGCAATGGAGAGTGTGAGAAGGATGCCGACAATTGTGCAACTGTTCTGGTATCAGAAGAGATGACGGTAAGAATGTGATTCTTCGGGTCGCCTGCTTGCCAGTAACCACTGTTCGCCTGCGAACCGGAATAAGCAGTCAAACGACGCAATTGAAGACCCTCAGAGCCAGTAATTGCAACACCTAAGTGTGTTTGAAGTTCAATGCCAACAAGATCGTCCTTGTTAAGCTGTGAAGGCACAGCAGTTTTAATAACAATAACATTCGTCGAACCAGAAGTAAGTGCTGGATCGAAACGAAGAATCTTGTCAAGAAGACCGGCTGCGGCTGCGCTGTCTGCACCGCCTGGGACACGGACGAAGGAACTTCCTCCGAATGTACCAGAGAGGATTGCCTCACCAGCGGCTACTGCTGTGGAACCAGTTGGTGAAGAGTAACTATTGTTCAAGTTGTAGAACGAAGACTCTGCATCATTACCTGTAAGGTCAACACCGCCAGTAATCTGAGCGGCAACTGCTCCACCACCATAAAGTGACTCGGCGGAATCATATCCAAGACGACGACCAGTATCGTTAGAAACTGTAAAGTCAAGGAAGAAAATGAGTCCACTTGGGAGGCTCATTGGTTGAACGGAAACGAGATCGTTTGCGATCAAGCCGCCGAATACACGACGGACGATTGGGAAAGCAACTGCTGCGAAACCTTCGACATCACCTGATGCCATTGAAGAACTCTCACGAAGAAGCTCTTTAGCTTGGTTCTCTAAAAGACGAGCCATGCTATTACGGGTACGATCATTATCAAGACCTTCAAGAAGTCCAGTGCGTTCCCATTTATTCATGAGGGCTGCACCTTCTTTCGAAAGATCTCTATCGACGATACCTTCTGTTAATTTATCTAATACGGACATTTTTAATTATCTCCTTTTATATTTATGCCTGCTAATGCTCTCATCCTATCAAAATGCGGACTTTGAGCTTTTGCCCCTCTCTTACGAGGGAGTGTTGGCGATGGTCTTTGAACTGCTTCGCGAAGTGACTGCGGAGATTTATTATTTCTAACTTCTCCCACTGCGCTTTGAAGGGTTTCATAAATTACCTTCGCCTCTTCTACAGAATCGGCATTTGATATAGACTCGACAATTCTTGTTTTTTGTCGCTCATTCAAGGAGGTGCTATTTAACACCCGATTTGTATAAAGTAAACGAGCGTTTGAAAGATTAATTTCTTCCAATCGCCCCTTAAGATGTAAAACTGTTTTTTCTAAATTGGACTTTTCTGAAGTAAGGGCTTCAATTTGTTCAGCGAACATGCCAGCCTCTTCTCTTGCCTTCTCCAAAGCTTCGTGCTCTTCTGCGAGTTCGTCGTCTTTGATTGCAGCAAGTTGAACTTCCTGTCCTTGTAAATTTCTAGCCGTTGGAGTTGAACGACCACCAAGACCTTGGTCTGGGACGGTTAAATCAACCGTGAGTTCTTCTGCAAGCTCTTCTGCCAAGGCATTAATGAGATCTTCACTTATGTCAAGATCTTCTTCAGAGCCTTCAACGCCTTCGGTTTCAAGGGCTCCCTCGATTTCTTCTTCAAGATTGTCGGCAAGTTCTTCGTGAGTCTCCTCAACAACTTCTTGCTCTTCGTCTAAAGCCCGCTCTAAAGCTTCAAGGTCCAGTCGAACCATAATCGGTTCGTCGCCCTCTTCAACAGCATAAGGCACTTCATCCATAACTGGACTTTCGTCAGATTCTTCTTCTAAAGTTTCTTCTTCTTGTTCCAGAAGAGAGTCAACGGCTGCACGCACTTCAGAGGAATATTTTTCAATGATTGAAGCTTCCGCATTTTTCATTGCGGCTTCTTTCAAAGCCTCGGCATCGACAATTGCTTGTTCTAACAAGGTGGACATAGATTATTACTCCATAAAATATATTTAGTCGTAAATAAATAGTGTTGTAAAAGCTTAAATGCCAGATAATATTGTTTAGTTACCAGAGCCGGTTATAAACTCATCTAATGTATTAAATTCAATTACGGCTGTAAAGTGGAGATCACCAAAGGCTGCTCCTCCGCCTCCGAACTCTATTGCGACGATTGACCCTGTTCCAAACAAAAAACTTCCTGTTGTTTGAAAGGGTGTTGTCAGATCAAAAGACCCAACAACGTTTTGACCAGAGTTGTTGCTTGCAGTGCTTTGACCGATCATAGTGCAGGCATTGGCGGCAACAGTGCCATTTGCATCATTTATTGATCCTACCCAAAATTGCAGCTTGGGGAAAGCGCCGGTCATACTTTGATTGGTTCGAAACATACACTTAACCAATCTGCCGCTGTATGGCATAATCATCGCATTTTGTTCATCGATTGATGATTGTGCAGCTTTGGTGCCATAAACGTTTTGACTAAGTGTTATAAATGCTAAGTCTCCGGCATCTACTGCTCCAAACTGCATGTTTGTATAAAAGTTTTGTGTAAATCTACCACGGGTTCGACCCAAAAGCACACCCGTGCCATCATGTTCTTCGCCATCCACTTCAAGAACTTTAGTAGTCCCACTCATTACAACAAGCGAACCTGTTAAAATTACATCGTCTTCTATAACAAGATCATCTAATATTAAAGTGTCATCTTTTAATAAGGTAGAGCCAGTAACAGATAACGCACCACTTGTTCTAAGGTTTTTGCCAAACACTTCACCTGAACTTGAGATAAAGGAGTTATTTTTGATAGAACCCGATATTAAAGCATCGCCGCTTGTTTCTAAAATCTGTCCAAAAACATTAGCAGAGCTTGATATAAAATATTTACTCTCTATAGAACCACTAGCTTGAAAGGGTCCGCTGGTTGTCATGACTGTGCCGAAGATCTCTCCAGAGCTTGATATGAAAGAAGTGTTTTTAACTGTACCAGTAACTTGAAGCAATCCGCTTGTTCTTAAACCTCCAACAGAAAATACTTCACCAGAGGAAGAGATAATCAATCCATTTTCAATTGAACCTGAAACCCCAAGGTGTCCGCTAGTTTCAATACCAGTACCAAAGAGACGCCCTGACCCTGAAAGATTGCCAACACTTAAAGACCCCATGGTGGAAGCTCCAGACGAGGTGACGGCTGCACTGGCAAGTGTTCCTGTGGCTTGAATAGCCCCACTTGTTCTTAGACCACCCACAGCAAAGACTTCGCCTGAACTTGAGATAAAGGACTTGTTTTTGATTGCGCCGCTGGCTTGGACAAACTGACTTGTTACCAAAGAAGTTCCAAAAAGCTCACTAGATCCAGACAATGAGCCAGTTATACCAAGATCACCACTGGTAATTATATTACCTGCGTGAATGTTTCCTGAGCCTGAAACATTTCCAATCACCCTTACATTTGTATCATCCCAAAGAAAATTAGCGTCACCTCCAAAATCGCCTGAGTCATTAAACTGAATATGCGTATCGGCACCGCCTGGGAGTTTTAGCACTGTACCTGTCAATATAAATTTGCCGTCAGTATCAATTGAAAGGTAACTGTTTGGTCCCGCCATAGCACCGCTTACAATAGTGTTAGCATCTACAAAAATTGCTGAGCCGCTGAATTCAATTCCGCGAGTTGCAGAGCCAGAAATAATTAAAACATCTCTGCCTGTTTCGTCATATTGAATAAAGACATCTTCATTAACTCCAAGATAGAGTTTTTTATCATCGCCGATGTGGACGTTACCACTAGCAATTAAGGTGCCAGATAATGAAGCTTGCCCACTGGTCCTTAACCCGCCTGCTGAGAAAATCTCTTCCGAACTTGATATAATAGAATTGTTACTGATTGTTCCTGAAGCTGCAAGATGTCCACTTGTCTCAATCCCAGTGCCAAACAGACGACCGGAACCGGAAAGGTCTTGGGTAAATTGTAATTTAGATAATTTAAGAGCACTATAGTCTGTAAAAGGAATGTCAAAAACTGTTTCTGTTGGACCCGTTGCTCCTGTTTTACCAAGAATAAAGCTTCCAGAGGTTTGATCCCAAATCAAAGCCTGGTTATTATTACCAGCCAGACCAAAAACAAAACCTCGATCACCCACGGCTCCCGTGTGAGCGCTTGCCGTTCCAAATCCAATTCCAATTACAGGGTCTTTAATAATTAAATTACTAGAAGATATTGATGTGGTGCCACCATCAACAAAAAGATTTCCTGTAATATTAATGTCACCATGAAACTCTATAGCGTCGGAACTGGTGGCGTAAACAAGTCTGGAACTTCCTGTTATTCTTGTTCCCGAGCCCTCGTCGCTTGCCCTATATTGAATAGAACCAGTTGGACCACTAGCTGACATGAATAAATCGCCGTTGACGTTTGTCCATTTATAATTAGCCATTAAATCAAATTCCTTAAATGCATATTCTAATTACCAGATCCAGTAAAATATTCGCTAAACTGATCATATTCGAATATAGTTGTAACGTTCGAATTTCCCGGCGAACTCGAACCGCCTGGTATTATTATTTCGATAGCAACTAAAGATCCTGTGCCAAAAGAAAAACTGCCTGTATCCTGGAAA